TCAAAATACTTTTATGATTCACTCTGACAAGATCTTGACTATTGCTGACCCTAATAGTAAACTGAAGAGTAAGTATGAGAGTCTGGTGAAGGAATGAGGTTCTACACTAATGTCCAGGTGGTTGGAAACAACTTCCTGGTTCGTGGTTTTGAAAATGGTAGAAGTTTTACTATCAAAGAAGAATACCAACCAACTCTCTATGTGAAATCAAAGAAAGAGAGCAAGTGGAAAACACTTGATGGTGAAAGTGTAGAACCCATTCAACCTGGGACAGTTAGGGACTGTAGGGAGTTCTATAAGAAGTATGATGATGTAGATGGATTTCCAATTTATGGGAATGAAAGATATATCTACCAATACATTTCTGATAAGTATCCAGAAGAAGAGATCAAGTTTGACATCAAAAAGATCAACTTGGTCACTATGGACATTGAGGTTCAGGCAGAGGGGGGATTCCCTGATCCTGAGTCCTGCTCTGAGGAGATGCTGACCATCTCTATTCAGGACTACAGCACCAAGCAAATCACAACTTGGGGTAGGCATCCATATGTGCCTACACAGAAGAATGTAACCTATCACCACTACAGCGATGAGGTAGAGATGCTCAATGCTTTTCTCTACTGGTGGTCTAACAATACTCCTGATGTGGTTACAGGTTGGAATGTGAGACTGTATGATATTCCATATCTTTGTGGAAGGATCAGCAGGATTATGGGTGAGAAGAAGATGAAGCAACTCTCACCTTGGGGACTGGTCAACCAGGAACAAATTACTATTACAGGAAGAGAGTTTAATGTGTTTGACATTGTTGGACTCACTACACTGGATTATCTTGATCTATACAAAAAGTTCACCTATGTGAATCGTGAGTCATATAGACTGGACTTTATTGCTGAGACTGAACTGGGTCAGAAGAAGTTGGATCACAGTGAGTTTGAAACCTTCAGAGACTTCTACAGAGGTAACTGGAAGAAGTTTGTTGACTACAACATTATTGACGTGGAACTGGTTGACAGGTTGGAAGAGAAACTCAAACTGATTGAACTTGCTATTACCATGGCATATGATGCCAAGGTAAACTATGTGGATGTGATGTATCAGGTGAGGATGTGGGACACTATCATTTACAATTATCTGAAGAGGAGAAACATTGTGATTCCTCAAAAAGATAGGAGTGATAAGAGTGACAAGTTTGCTGGTGCTTATGTGAAAGAACCCACACCTGGTGTTTATGATTGGGTGGCATCCTTTGACCTTAACTCTCTGTATCCACACCTTATGATGCAGTACAACATCTCACCAGAAACCCTGGTAGAAGAGAGGCACCCATCAGTCACAGTAAATAAGATTCTAGATGAATCTGTTACCTTTGAGATGTACAAGGACTATGCAGTCTGTGCCAATGGAGCAATGTATAGGAAGGATGTGAAGGGGTTCTTACCTGAACTGATGGAGAAAATGTATGCTGAGAGGACAGTCTTCAAAAAGAAGATGCTACAATCAAAGCAGGCATTGGTTGATATTGAGAATGAAATCAAGCGCAGGAGGAAGAAGTAATGGGATATCTAATTGGCGGCGCAGAAGAAGGACCAGAACAGGAGATTATTGCGTCTGATGATAACCCCTATGCTGGTCTATCTGATAAGGAGTTGGCAAAACTGCATCAACAAACTATCAATGATATTTCCAAGTATAATAACTTTCAGATGGCAAGAAAGATTGCTCTGAACTCTGCTTATGGTGCTATTGGTAATCAATATTTTAGGTACTATAAGTTAGCAAATGCTGAAGCAATCACCCTTTCTGGGCAAACTTCCATCCGTTGGATTGAGAATAGGATGAACAAGTATCTAAATACTCTGTTAAAAACAGAAGATGTAGATTATGTCATCGCATCAGACACTGACTCAATCTATATTAATTTTGGACCTCTTGTTGATAAATTTTTTAGTAATCATCTCGGCAACAAGGCTAAGCTTGTGGAGATACTTGACAAGATCTGTCAAGACAAGTTGGAACCGTTCATCGAATCCTCTTATCAAGATCTTGCGACGTATGTGAATGCATATGATCAGAAGATGCAGATGAAGCGAGAGAACATTGCTGATCGTGGAATCTGGACTGCTAAGAAGAGATACATTCTCAATGTGTGGGATAGTGAGGGTGTTAGGTATGATGAACCCAAACTGAAGATTATGGGTATTGAGGCAGTTAAATCCTCTACACCTGCTCCCTGTAGGAAGATGATTAAGGATGCTCTCAAACTGATGATGGAGGGCACAGAAGAGGATGTGATTGATTTTATTGATGATGCCAGAGCAAAGTTCCGGAGAATGAAACCAGAGGAGATTGCTTTCCCCAGAACAGTATCTGATGTCTTAAAGCACAGGTCACATTCCACAATTTATGGAAAGGGATGCCCTATTCATGTGCGGGGAGCTCTTCTATATAATCATTACATCAAAGAGAAGAACCTGACTAATAAGTATTCTTCTATCAATAATGGAGAGAAAATCAAGTTCGTCTATCTCAAAAAGGCAAACCCTATCAGAGAGAATGTTATTTCCTTTATATCTGATTTCCCTTTTGAACTTGGTGTTGACAAGTACATTGACTATGACCTACAATTTGACAAAGCTTTCTTGGAACCTGTTAAGGTGATTCTTGATGCTATTGGTTGGAATGTAGAAAAAGTTGTAAACCTAGAGTTATTTTTTGGCTAATGGATTTCCTTAAAGACATTGTAAAAGAGATTGGTGATGACTATACCAAACTCGCATCAGACATAGATGAAACTGAAACTTATGTGGACACAGGTTCGTACATTTTTAATGCACTGGTTTCAGGTAGTGTATTTGGTGGTGTATCTGGGGATAAGATTACTGCTATTGCTGGAGAGTCTTCTACTGGAAAGACTTTCTTCTCTCTCGCTGTGGTTAAGAATTTTCTTGATTCTAACCCCGATGGTTATTGTCTCTACTTTGATACTGAGGCCGCTGTTAATAAATCCCTACTTGAGTCTAGGGGTATTGACCTCAACAGGTTAGTTGTTGTTAATGTTGTAACAATTGAAGAGTTTCGTGGCAAAGCTCTCAAAGCAGTAGATATATACCTTAAGAAGTCTCCAGAAGATCGCAAACCTTGTATGTTTGTGCTAGACTCTTTGGGTATGCTTTCCACTGAGAAAGAAATTACTGATGCACTGAACGACAAACAAGTTCGTGACATGACCAAATCACAATTGGTCAAAGGAGCATTCAGAATGCTTACTCTCAAGTTGGGTCAAGCAAAAATTCCAATGATCGTTACCAACCACACCTACGATGTTATCGGCGCTTACGTACCAACTAAAGAAATGGGGGGAGGCAGCGGACTCAAGTACGCAGCGTCTACAATCATTTATCTCAGCAAGAAAAAAGAAAAGGATGGAACAGAAATTGTCGGCAATCTTATCAAAGCTAAGACTGCTAAGTCGCGTTTGAGTAAGGAGAACAAAGATGTTACAGTACGTCTTTACTATGACGAGCGTGGTCTTGATCGTTATTACGGTCTTCTTGAACTCGGTGAACTGGGCGGTCTCTGGAAGAATGTCGCAGGACGATATGAAATTGATGGTAAGAAGATCTATGCCAAGCAAATTCTCAAAGAACCTGAGGAGTACTTTACTCCTGAAGTAATGGAACAGTTGGATCAGATCGCTAAGAAGGAATTTAGTTATGGATAGAGTTGAGTTTCTTGTTCTCAAGAACCTTTTACATAATGAAGAATATCTGAGGAAAGTAATTCCTTTTATCAAATCTGAATATTTTCAGGATTTTAATCAAAAAGTTCTCTATGAAGAGATACATAGTTTTGTATCTCAGTACAATGAGATGCCAACAAAAGAAGTTCTCAATATTGAGGTAGAGAAAAGAAAGGATATCAATGAAACTTCCTTCAAAGAAATTTCTCATCTGATCAAACACCTTGATAGTGAACCTGCAGAAATAGAATGGTTGATGAACACCACTGAGAAGTGGTGTCGTGATCGTGCCATTTATTTGGCACTGATGGAGTCTATTCAAATCGCTGATGGTGGTAATGAGAAGAAAACTCCTGACGCCATCCCATCAATCCTTTCTGATGCTCTTGCAGTTTCTTTTGATAACCATGTAGGACATGATTACCTTCAGGACTATGTTGAAAGGTACGAATTATACAATAAAAAGGAAGAACGGATCGAGTTCGACCTGGAATACTTTAACAAGATTACAAAGGGTGGCCTTCCAAACAAAACACTCAATATTGCTCTCGCTGGCACTGGTGTTGGTAAGTCTCTGTTTATGTGTCATGTCGCAAGCAGTGTGCTACTCCAAGGCAAGAACGTACTATACATCACGCTTGAAATGGCTGAAGAAAGAATTGCGGAGAGAATTGATGCTAATCTTTTGAATGTCAATATTCAAGACATTGCTGGATTGCCCAAGCAGATGTTTGAAACTAAGGTAAATAATCTTGCTAAGAAGACTCAAGGAACTCTGATTATTAAAGAGTATCCTACTGCTTCAGCACATTGTGGTCACTTTAAGGGATTACTCAATGAGCTTGCTCTTAAGAAATCATTTAGACCTGATATTATTTTCATTGATTACCTTAATATATGTGCTTCCAGCAGGTATAGCAAGATGGGCAATGTCAATTCATATAGCTATATCAAAGCAATTGCTGAAGAGCTTCGAGGATTGGCTGTTGAGGCAAACGTCCCTATCGTTTCTGCCACGCAGACCACTCGCTCTGGTTTTGGTAGCAGTGACGTTGAACTTACTGATACTTCTGAATCCTTTGGTTTGCCTGCTACTGCTGATCTTATGTTTGCCCTTATTTCTACTGATGACCTGGAAGGGCTCGGACAGATACTTGTGAAGCAACTAAAGAACAGATATAATGACCCTACAATCTACAAGAGATTTGTTGTGGGCATTGACAGGGCAAAGATGCGACTATATGACTGTGAGCAATCTGCTCAAGATGACTTGCTTGACAGCAAGAAGGAAGAAGAGTATAGTTATGAGGAAAAACCAAAGAAATCATTTGATGGATTTAAATTCTAATGGGACTAACAACTAAAAAGTTACAATCACAATTAGTTGCTAGTGAACCTCCCCATTATTTTGAGGTCAGAGATACTAGAGGAGAAAGACACTGCCATTGTGGATCTGAAGAAGATGCACAAAGGATATGTGAAATGTATTGGGCATATGATTACACATATGTTAAAGTTTATCCACCTATACCAGAAACTGTAAATGTCCAACACACAGTTATGGATCCTGATCCACAACTATCTGAACAAAAAATTCTACCTGAATCACAACAACAACCATTAAATCTATGAACAACTACATTGACTTTGTAAAACAAACCACTAGTGCTGCTAGTCTTGATTATCCAGTCTTAGCAGCACGTCTTGCTGAACTGGAAGCAAATGGGACTAATGTAAGTCAACTGCTGACTGCTTCTCTTGGACTGACTGCTGAAGCAGGTGAGTTCACTGAAGTGGTTAAAAAGATCTTCCTGCAGGGCAAACCCTACACTGAAGAGAATGTCTTCCACATGAAGCGTGAGTTGGGTGATATCTGCTGGTATTTGGCACAAGCATTCATGGCATTGGATACCAACTTTGATGAGATTCTTGATATGAACATTGAGAAACTCAGTGCAAGATATCCTGAAGGAACATTTAATGCTTATTATTCTGAAAATCGTAAGGAGGGAGACCTGTGAAAAAAGTAACTATTGATATGCCTGTTCGTGCTGCAGCAGCAGTTCGTCAGGTCCTGTTTGAATCTCAGAAAGGATATGGAACTGAATATGTTCCTGATCGTGTTTTTGAAATTCGTGAAGTAATTACTGACCTTGATGATGCTATTACCCAGGTATTAGAAAATGAAAATACTGACTCTTGAAGATTATCAAAAGGCAGGTGAAACCTTTTGGCCAAAGTATTGGTATGTTGCCAAAGAACTTGGTGAAGGAGCAAAACCTGAGGACATTCTAAAGGTTATGGAAGCTGTTGGTGGCGTCGCTCTGAAAATGAAATTGGAAGAGGGTCCAAATCCATTTGGATTTAATAAAAAGCAAGATAATGCTGACTCTATTTAATTATCTGACAGCATTTTGGTCAGTTGTAGTTATCAACTGTATCAAACCAGTGAACTGGGAATACTGTCTCCCAGTTCATGAATGGTTGTTGCCAGACATTCAACAGGGGATTGAGATATATCTTAATCCCTCCTCTTTATATCAAGAGGAAAGAGAATATTTGAAGAATATAAATAAAGAAAGGAAATAGTAATTGCGAAAAATGTCTTCATCAATGCGTAACTTCTTGGAAGCATATAGTGCTGTCCATAATACAGAAGCAAAAGAAGAATTTTATTCTCAAAGAGATCTAATCAGTGAGATGAACACTGCTTCTCTTACTGATAATGATCTTCGTGAAATTGCTGAAGAAATTTGTGAAGAACTCTTTTCTAAAGGATATAAAATTCAAGAAGCAGCTGATATCCTTTCGGAGATTCTTTCAGAAGGTGACAATGCTGGAAGAAATGCTAAACTCTCCAGACTGTTTGATGCATTTGCTGAGACATTCAATCGCATCCAATCAAAAGCAAATCAACTTGAAGCATTTGCTCAATACAGAAATTCCAAGAGACTTCAGGAAACTTGGTCTGCTAGATTCAATCAAGAGAAGAGAATCAAGAGACATCATAATGCTCTGGTAGCAGAAGATGTTTCTGGTGTGAAGAAGGGTCTTCTCCAAATGGTTGAACTTCATAGCCAAAAGGAAAATGAAGTAACTGAAGGCAAGAAAGCAAAGCCTGACTATCTTGACTTTGATGGTGATGGCAATGAGAAAGAGTCAATGAAGAAGGCTCTAAAGGATAAGAAGAAAGTCAAAGAAGAGTTGGAAGCAACTGGTAAGTTTTCTGAGCAAGAGATTGAGGCACTGATTGAAAAGATCTGAGGTGACCAATGGCTGATACAGCAAAATTTGAAGCAGCCACTATAGCCTCATATTATCAAGCAATTAGTAATGGCCAATCAACCACACCAGGTGCCAGTCTTGAAATGACAGAGGCAATGGATGCTGAGTATCCAAATATGTCATCAGAATGGCGTGAAGGCATTCTTGCTGGAACTGATGCTGTTATGGAATATCTTGGTCACAGACCAGGAACAAGAGATGGTAGTTGGTTATATGCTCATTATGATGGAAGAACTAAAACTATCCCTGCTTCAGCAACAACTGATGTAATAAACTATATTTGGGATAGTTTTTCTAAAGAGCAGAAAAAGATATTTACAAACAAGAAAGATTCTTGGAATACTGCTGATGTCTATATGACAAAGAAAGCAGATGACGCAAAGATAAAAAAACTTGTAGACTCTTTAAAAAAAGAATTTGATGATTTAGATCCAGCAATATATGTTGGAACTATTAATGCTATGATGTCTCAGATGTTGAAAGAGAAGAAGATGATACCTATTTCTCTTAAACAAAAAACAAGAGGTGCTGATGTAAAAATATATGAGACTAATTTAAAAATGGGTCCTGATGGACTAGAAGTGAGGGATGGTGATATTGAAACTCCTCTAAAGACAGTTATGGATGTTACTACCAGGGGAGGGGATACTGATTTTGGTGGAAACTCATTAAGATTTGCTGCTAGGTTTGAAGCAGGAGCTTATGCTAAAAAGTATTCTTGGGAAAGCAAAGGTTCAAGTAAAACAGCAGACGCAACTGAACCAAGAGACTTGGTTTTAAATAATAAGGGAAAATATACAACAGCAACTGCTAGAAATGGTTCTATCCCTGGTCCAAAGATGGAAGAATTGGTCAAAAAATATACTGGGGAAGATCTTAATCATAATATTCCTATGAATAGGCAGTTAAATGCCAGTGAAATAAAATATTGGCAGAATTATATTGATAGTATAATTTCAGGGAAGAGAAAAAATGTTCCTATCAATCTTGGCAATTTCACAATTGGAGGTAAAAAGGTTCAACCAGATGAGTTTATTAAACTGATAGCACTGATGGACAAAGGGAAACCAGGTGGTAAGAACTTTGATCAAAAAATGAGAGCAAAGTTGAGACATTTAAGATACATTAAGATGTTCTATGAAGCTGATAAAAAGAAAAAACTTGGTGAACTTATCTCACACGCTTATTTCTTATCATCTAAGATGAATATCAACCAAGATGATTTGTCTGGACCCTTTATAAAAGTTCAGTAGGTTGACAACTGATCAATAATCTGCTATAGTATTCCCATATAAGCGCATAGTTATGATTGACCTGAGGACTGGTAACTGTATTGAGTTGGCAAAGGGTCTTGAAGATAATTCTATTGACTGTACTGTCACCTCCCCTCCCTACAACAAGTGTGGTGTAGGTGGTGGTTTGTTTCGTAAAATTGAATATGCTGCTTTTGATGATACTCTGCCTGAGGATGAGTACCAGGAGCAACAAATTGAATTGCTGAATACTCTATTTGATAAAACCAAAGAGGGTGGATCGCTGTTCTACAATCACAAAGTTAGGTACTTCAAGGGTGATGCTATTTCACCTTGGGAATGGTTGACTAAAACCAAGTGGAATATCAGGGAAGAGATTATCTGGAATCGTGGAAGTGGTCCTGAGATTTCTGGTTACAGATTCATCCAAACTGATGAAAGAATCTATTGGTTGTGTAAGGGAATAAAGCATCCACGTCTCCCAAGGCGTTGTGCTGAGTGGACTAGTGTCTGGAAGTTTGGTCCTGAGATGAAGAATCCTCACCCTGCTCCCTATCCTATTCAACTGCCTACTAGGTGTATTCAAGCAGTGATGCAGGGTCCTGGTGTTGTTCTTGATCCTTACAGTGGATCTGGAACTACTGGTCTTGCTGCTAAACTGTTGGGTCATGACTATATTGGTTTTGATCTCTCTGATGAGTATCATGACATGGCAAGGAAGAGGATTGCTGAACCATCCAAGAGTGATCTGAAGAAGTTCAGTGATGAAACTGGTCTTGCTCCTGAAACTGATAATGATGTGTTCAGTTTGGCAGACTCATAAATATTGTATGAGGAAAAGTTATAACTGATGAAATCATTTTTTAGTTTCCTTAGAGAAGCAAGAACATCTCAGGCATCAGATCAGGCAGCACGCCTTAATCTGACTGGTGATGGTCATGGTAACTGGTACGATAAGGATGGTGCTAGAGTTGCTGTAACCAAGGGCGGTAGACTTGAGATGCTGTCAAAGAAAGAAAAACAGCAGACTGATGACACAGCAACTCAACAATCAACAAAAGAACCTGAACAACAACTCCAACAACAGGGACAGTTTGGAGCATTTGCAGATGGAACTCCAAGGAGAATGCCTCAACCTACGAGAGCAGATGGGTCTCCTAAAGAGGATCTTGGACCTCTGACTGTAACCTTTGGTAGGTTTAATCCCCCAACAGTAGGACATAAAAAACTTTTAGATGCTGCTAAGAAAGCAGCAGGTAAAGGATCTCTCAGAATTTATCCCTCAAGATCACAGGATGCTAAAAAGAATCCTTATGATGCTGATGAAAAGGTGGGTGTGATGCAGCAAATGTTCCCTGATCATGCAGAGAACATTGTTAATGATCCTAATGCCAAGACCATTTTTGACGTTCTGAAGCAGGCACACCAAGATGGATATTCAAGTGTTAAAATTGTGGTTGGTGGTGACAGAGTTAAGGAATTTGAAAAACTCTCAGGAGATTATAATGGTCAACTCTATGATTTTTCTGGTGTGGAGACTGTATCTGCTGGAGAAAGAGACCCCGACTCTGAGGGTGTAGAGGGAATGTCTGCTTCCAAGATGAGAAAAGCAGCAGCAGATAATGATTTCAAGTCATTCAGACAAGGTATCCCTAATAATATTGATGATAAAACTGCTAAGCAGATGATGAATAATCTTCGTAAGAAGATGAAAGTTACTACTAAAGAAAGTTGGAATCTGTGGGAGATTGCTCCAAAGTTTGATTGGAAGAACCTGAGAGAGAATTATGTGACTGGAAAGATCTTTAAGGTTGATCAACTAGTTGAGAATCTCAATACAGGTTTGATTGGTAAAGTTATCAGAAGAGGGACTAACTATCTTATCTGTGTAACTGAAGACAATATCATGTTCAAGTCTTGGATTAGAGATCTGCGTGAATATAGTGAAGTTAAGATGAATAGAAAGAATAGAGCTCCTGGTAAACCAAATACATTGGTTGGAACAGCAGGTTATTTTAAAAATGCTGCTGCTATTACACCTGGATTTGAGGAAGGTGATGATACTAACCTTCAACCTGGTGCCAAACCATACAAAGGATATGGTAGGGAATTCATAAATAAATATAAGAAAAAAAAGTAATCTAGTGTCATGATCTCTGAACAAGAAAATACACCAGAAGAGGTGAAAAGTAGGGTCACTCAGATGACCAAAGCAATCAGATATAAAGCAAGAAAGGAAGGTGGTAATCTTTTCAAGGCTTTTAATGATTATATGGGATCTCAGTCTGGTATCAGTTCATCTGAACGTCAGTTAGTCAAGCAAAAACTTGGTTTGTCTGAAAGATATTCTTCTTGGAGAGATGAACTTGAACTTCGTGAAGTAGTTGATGTTCCTTCATCAGGGGCAAAGACTGATAAGGAAATGGAAAAGACTATCAAAGAAAAGAAAGTCAATAATAAAATTGTAATCAATCCTACAATGCAGGAAGCATTTGATGAGATTGGTGGCACTATTCTTGAAGTAGTTGAAATTGAAGAAGGTTATAAAGAGATAGACAAGAAGAAGGAAACAGCAATGTATCGTCGTGCTGGAAACCTGGCACGTACTTCTTTGTCTTCAAAAGGCAAAAAGAAAGAGGATGCTCAAAACAAGTCAGCAAAGATTGTTTCTGCCATCTCCAGACAGAAAGAGAATGAGAGATTCTCTAAGATGGCAGATGAGAAGGCACGTGACAATTATAATGAAGAATCTGAAAATGATGATATGAAGAAAAAGCAACTTCAGCATCAAACACAAATGCTGAAGAAGCAACAGATGCTTGATCGCCAGAGACTTCAGATGATGAAGCAAGGCAAACTTCCTACAGGTCATATGGAAGAAGTTGAGCAGATTGATGAGAAAGTTCTTGACAGAGCAGAGAAGGGTGAGAAGGAAAGAATTGTTAAAGGTATGAAGAAGAAGTTTAGCAGCTTCAAGGATAGATATGGTAAGGATGCTAAGTCTGTAATGTATGCTACTGCCACTAAGATGGCAAAGGATAATATGGACACCAGCAAATCTGATCGTAGATATGGTGTTGAGTGATAATTGATCATATATACATTATATTCCTGTATTGAGGTTTATCATGCTTTCATTCCTACTCCCATTAGCATCAAAGATTATTAAAGATGCAGTTGCCAAAATCCCAGAAAATGAAGAACTGGGTGAGAAGATGGTTGAGATCTGTCTTGTTATCCTTTCTAAAGCGGTTAAGTTGACCAAAACAGATATGGATGATCAACTGTTAGAGGTTGTTTCCAAAGCAATCAAAGCAAGAGAAGAGTGATGAACAGGAGACCTTATGGGTCTCCTATTTTTATAAATATTTGAAGCAAAGTATTCTTTTATAGGACAAAGACATGGCACTTTGGGGTAATAACGACAATGTTGGATCAGCTGGTACAGTAAGTCTCAACTATGCAACTAGAGTTGTCACAGGAACTGGTACATCATTCGGTATTGCTGGTGGACTTTCAGAAGGTGATGTAATCAGATTTGGCACAAGAGGTGGTGGTGGAATCTATTATGGTGATGCAGTTGTAGTTAGTGTTGCAAGTTCTGAGTCTCTGACCATTGGATCAACAATGGGTCTCTCAGGTGTTGCCATTGCAGGAACTGACTTCACTGTATCTCAGCTTCCTAAGTCATCTGTTCTTGACTCTTCATATTCTGAAACTAATTTTGTTGCACCATCATACACCAATATCTTCTTTACATCTGCAACAATTGAAGCTCCTGCTGGATTCACCACTGTTGCACTTAATGACATGGGAACAGATGTGATCCAGGTAGGTGATCACCTTGTTTCTGCATCTGGTGTTGACACTCCAATTGCATCTATTGGAACCACTGGAGTTGTTCTTGGTTCTCCAATTGGTGCTGGTCTGACAATCAATGCAGGAACTGCAATCACCTTCACCAGATTGGTAGATGGTTATGACAAACTTGCCTATGGTATTTCTACTGCAACAACTGGTTCCTATCATGTAAGTCATGAGGGATGGGTTGGTGTTCAGACCTACATTGACAACCATGGTAACTTCAGAGTCAAATCTGAAACCTTAGTTGCTATGTCTGGAATCAGCACTGGCGATGGATCTATTGCATACCCAACTCCCGTCTGATTAAATGCTTTTTACTGAATTGAATGAGAAGAACTTTCTTCTCTTTGCCATTAAACATTATGAAAATCCACAAGCAGTCACACGTGACGATTTTGAAAAAGATCTGAATCATTTCAGATACATCAAAAGACTTCTCAAAAGATATAAGAGTAGTGGTGAACTAAAGACACACTTGTTGATAAATCATTTTATCATCTTGTACAATGTTTTTGGTGATGCCACTACTCCTATGTTGTTTTATAAAGTTGATAGAGATCTTTGGGATGTTACCAAAACATTCATAGTCTTTTTAAATAGACTTCCAGAGTTTCCTAAAACAATCATTCATGATATTGAAATGGATCAAAAATGTTTAGAGGAACTGAAGAGAGTAACCCATGGATAAGGACAAAATTGACAGAGTTATAAATGCCTTTCGTACAGCAATGTATAATGAATTCAGTGTCGCAGAGGAAGGAATGGTGGCAAATCCTCCTGGGGGATCTGGCGGATTTTCTGGGTCCTCCAATGCTGCTGGTCCTACTGCTGGCTACGACCCCGTTATGAAACTTGATGGTAGAAACAAGTATGTCAGGAAAGCCATCAAAGACTTGATGGATAGAAGAGAAAAGAGAGCAGAAAGAAAGGCAAAGAAGAAGGCTTTAGATTTCAATCCTTACTTCAAACCCCAAGATGGACGAACAAGTTAAGCTGGCGGTATTGGAACAAAAAATTGAAGATCTTAAACCAGTCATTTTAAAAATTGATGATGCTATTGAAAAGTTAAGTGAGGTAAATACTACAGTTAGCAGAATGCTTGCTGTTCATGAAGAACGAATATCAAAACAACAAGAAGTTGACGACATATTATTTGCAAAGATTGACAAACTCCGTGATAAAATGGACTCAGATAATGACAGTTTGCTGCAGAGATTACGTCAAGTAGAAAAGAGAGTCTGGATATCTTTTGGTGCGATGGCAATTCTTTCATTTGTCATCAATAGTAGCACGATATTTTCAAAACTCTTGACAGTCCAACCAGCACCAACTACAATAGAAAAGAGTTATACCAACTAACAGCATGGATTACATTGATGTTAAATACATCAATTTGATTTCTTCAAGACTTCAGAAGTTCAAAAAGGTCAAACCATATCTTTATAACTTCCGTTGCCCTATTTGTGGTGACTCTCAGAAACAGAAGAATAAGGCTCGTGGATATCTTTACAGGGTCAAGAACAATACAAATTACAAGTGTCACAATTGTGGCATTAGCGTATCCTTCAACAACTTCCTAAAGGATGTTGATCCTGAGTCACACAAGGAGTACATCTTTGAGAAGTTCAAAGAGGGTCATACTGGCAAAAACTATGTGACAGATGCTCCAGAAGATGTATTCAAAATTATGGATGAGTCAAAACCTGTCTTTAAGAAGAAGGTGAAAATAGATCTCCCTAATGCTTTTGAGGTTGCTAAGTCTAAGAGATATCTCCATGACAGAGCAATTTTCTCTGGAGAGTTTTATTATGCTAAAAACTTTAAAGAGTTTGTCAATACAATCAAACCCAATGCCTTTGAAAGTACAAAGTATGGGGAAGAGAGAATAATAATTCCTCTATATCATGAGGATAGACTTGTTGGGGTTCAAGGTAGAGCACTATCTGCAAACCCTATTAAATACTTAACCATTATGTTGGATGAGGAGGCACCAAAGATTTATGGACTTGATAACATCAGAAGAGATGCTCCAGTCTTCATTACAGAAGGACCATTTGACAGCACGTTCATTCCAAATGCGATTGCTATGTGCGGAGCTGATGCTGATATTAGTGACTGGGGGATTAGCAATCCTGTTTGGATCTATGACAATGAACCAAGGAACAAAGAAATCGTCTCAAGAATCCAACGTACAATCGATAGAGGTGATTCACTGGTCATCTGGCCATCCAACATCAGGGAAAAGGACATAAATGATATGGTCCTAGCTGGACATCATGTTCAGCAATTGGTAGAATCAAATACACACTCTGGTTTAGAAGCAAAACTTAAATTCAACACCTGGAAAAAAATATGAGCAACGGAACAAAGGTAAAAAAGAGGGATGGGAGAATTGAATCTCTTGACCTAGAGAAGATGCATCTGATGGTTGAAGAGGCAACCAAGGGTCTTGCAGGGGTCTCTGCAAGTCAAGTTGAGATGACCTCTGGTATTCAATTTTATGATGGAATTACCACAGCAGAAATTCAGGAGATCCTGATTAAGAGTGCTTCTGACCTGATTGATCTAGAACATCCCAACTATCAGTTTGTTGCTGCTCGTCTTCTCTTGTTCTCTTTGAGAAAGCAACTGTATGGTAAGATGCGTGAACTTCCTTCTTTGAAGGATCACATTACTAAATGTGCTTATGACAATAACTACGACAAGGATATCTTCACTAAGTATTCTGCTGAAGAAATTGATAAAGTAGAATCATTCCTTGATCATGATCGTGACTTTCTGTTTACCTATGCTGGTCTTAGGCAGGTAGCAGATAAATATCTTGTGCAGGATCGTAGTTCTGGAAGGATCTATGAGACTCCTCAGTTCATGTACATCATGATTGCATTGACTATCTTCAGGGACTACCCTAAAGAAACCAGACTGTCATACGTAAAAAGATACTACGATGCAATCTCAAAGCACAAAATCAACATTCCCACACCTATCATGGCGGGAGTGCGAACTCCACTTCGACAGTTTGCTAGCTGTGTTCTTGTTGATGTTGATGACACCCTCGATAGTATCTTTAGCTCTGATATGGCAATTGGCAGGTACGTTGCACAAAGGGCGGGAATCGGTATCAACGCAGGCAGAATCCGTGGCATCAACAGTAAGATCAGAGGTGGAGAAGTTCAGCACACGGGTGTTGTACCGTTCCTCAAAAAGTTTGAGTCAACTGTCAGATGTTGTACACAGAATGGCATCAGAGGTGGATCAGCGACAGTACACTTCCCAATCTGGCACCAAGAGATAGAAGATATCATCGTACTGAAGAATAACAAGGGAACTGAAGATAACCGTGTACGCAAACTCGATTATTCCATTCAAATCTCCAAGATCTTCTATGAGAGGTTTATCAAGAATGAAGAGATCACACTCTTCTCCCCTCATGATGTTCCAGGTCTGTATGATGCTTTTGGGACTGATATGTTTGATGAACTATATGTGGATTACGAACAAGATCAGTCTGTTCCTGGAAAGAAGATTGGGGCTCAAGATCTTATTCTAGATCTTCTAAAGGAGAGAGCAGAGACTGGTCGTGTTTATATTATGAACATTGATCATTGTAACTCTCACTCTTCCTTCAAAGACAAGGTGAACATGAGTAACCTGTGTCAGGAGATTACCTTACCTACAGATCCTATCAATCACATTGATGAGGAGATGCCTGGTGAGATTGCTCTGTGCATTCTCTCTGCTGTAAATGTTGGAAAGATTCATTCTGATAAAGAACTGGAAGAACTTTGTGATCTTTCTGTCAGAGGTCTGGAAGAACTCATTGACTACCAGGAGTATCCTGTAAGGGCAGCAGAGGTTGCTACAAAGGCACGTAGGTCCCTTGGAGTTGGTTTCATTGGTCTGGCACATTATTTGGCAAAACTTGGTTTCTCCTATGGTTCACAGGAGGCATGGGATGCTGTTCATGGTCTCTCTGAATCCTTCCAGTACTACTTGCTGAAGGCATCCAATGAGATTGCCAAAGAAAAAGGACACTGTGAATATTTTGGTCGCACTAAGTATGCTGATGGAATTCTTCCAATTGATACATACAAAAAGGAAGTAGACGAAATCACATCAGTTCAACTGCAGCATGATTGGGAAAGTCTTAGAGCATCTATCTTGGAGCACGGTCTCCGACACAGCACACTGTCCGCACAAATGCCTTCAGAGAGCAGTTCCGTTGTGTCAAATGCAACCAATGGAATTGAACCACCAAGAGATTACTTGTCCATTAAGAAGTCTAAGAAGGGACCTCTTAAGCAGATTGTTCCACAGTACTCATCCTTGAAGAATCATTACACCCTTTTGTGGGAAATGCCTGACAATAGGGGTTACATAAATGTAGTGTCTGTGATGCAAAAATTCTTTGATCAGGCCATATCTGGTAACTGGAGTTACAATCCAGAGAATTATCCTGACAATGAGGTGCCTGTTTCTGTGATGGCAAACGATCTTTTGACTACATATAAGTATGGTTGGAAGACTTCTTACTATCAAAACACCTACGACATCAAAACTGATGAAGTGGTTGAAGAGAAGTCAAAACTAGATAATTTATTAGAAGAATTAAGTCAAGCCGAGGAGGGAGAGTGTGAATCCTGTGCAGTTTAAGGTTTCTCCAATGAGTGATATTACAAAGACCCCTGTAAGGGGTATGACTGTTTTTAATCCAGAATCTCATAATACCAAAAAGCAACCTATGTTTTTTGGAAAACCATTGGGGATTCAAAGATATGATTCATACAAGTATCCTGTTTTTGAGAAGTTAACAACCCAACAACTTGGTTATTTCTGGAGACCTGAGGAGGTCTCCCTTCAAAAAGATCGTGGTGATTATCATTCACTGCGTCCAGAACAGAAGCACATCTATACTTCTAACCTGAAGTATCAGATTATGCTTGATTCTATTCAGGGTAGGGGACCAGGAATGGCATTCATTCCTTATTGTTCTCTTCCTGAATTGGAAGCATGTATGGAAGTGTGGGGATTTATGGAGATGATCCATAGTCGTTCTTACACTTACATCATCAAAAATGTTTATTCAGATCCATCTGAAGTCTTTGATACCATTATCTCTGATGAGAGAATTCTTGAGCGTGCCAGAAGTGTAACAGAGTCATATGATGACTTCATCAACGCAGCACACCAATATGATAACTCTAATGATTGGATTCATGCCTTAGAACAAGTTCCATCAGCACAGGAGTCACTCAAAGATGTCAAACGAAAACTGTACAGAGCAGTTGCCAATGTTAACATTCTTGAGGGTATTAGGTTCTACGTTAGTTTTGCTTGTAGTTTCGCCTTCGGTGAACTTAAGCTTATGGAAGGATCAGCTAAGATCATCTCTCTTATCGCAAGAGACGAAAACCAACACCTAGCAATCACTCAGAACATCCTCAATAAGTGGAGGGATGGTGATGACCCAGAGATGAAGCAAATTGCTAAAGAGGAAGAGGAGTGGGTCTATGCTATGTTTGATAAGGCAGTCAATGAAGAGAAGAGATGGGCTGACTATCTCTTCAAAGATGGATCTATGATTGGTCTAAATGATGCTCTTCTTAAGAAGTATGTTGAATGGGTTGCTAATCGTAGAATGAAGGCAATTGGTCTCAGACCAGTTTATGATATTGCTGCCAAGAATAATCCTCTTCCATGGACCCAGCACTGGATCTCTTCTAAGGGACTCCAGGTAGCACCACAAGAAACAGAAGTAGAATCTTATGTCGTTGGAGGAATTAAACAAGATGTCACCAAAGACACATTCGCAGGATTTAGTCTCTGATCCAAGAAACGAAGAAGACTTTGATACATGGGAATATGGTACAGAACCTATTCCCCATGACAAAACCTGGAAAGAAAACACTGAAATTGAAGTAGACCAAAAAGGATGACTACATATTTGAAGAATATGAAAAATAAAACTTGGAAAAAGGTGAAGAACATCTTGAATATCCCAATCCCTGGACCTATTGTGGCAGGGTGTTTGACGGGAGCCTTATTGGGGACAACTACGGCTTTGTTTACCTTATTACCTGTAAGGTCACCCAGAGAAAATATATCGGTAGAAAGTATTTCTGGCAAAAACGAAAGCCTAGATCTACAAATCAAACTAAAAAGCGGAGAAGAGTTACGTCTGAAAGCAACTGGCGTGACTACTATGGATCTAGTCCAGAGCTTAAAGAGGATGTTGCAAAGTATGGACGGGACTCTTTTACTAGAGAAATCCTATCCCTCCACAAAACTGTAGGCAAATGTAACTTTGAAGAGACCCGTCAACTCTTTCTAAATAATGTACTTACAGAGAGATTGACAGAAGGGATCCCTGCCTACTACAATAGCAACATCCTGGGTCGTTACTATCGTAAGGATTATTTTGAGTCACCCATGCCTTGAGCAAGAGGTGGATGTAGAGTTCAACTGAATTGATGCTTAGAAAATTATTTACTGCTTTGATTGTTACTTCTGTTCCATCTGCATGTGCTTATCCAAGCATTAGCGAAATTAGTAATCCTCCCCAGGTCAATGTGGCAGCAGTTCCAATCAAAGTGGTGGAGAAGGAATGGACTTGTCCTGGATGCAATCCCAATGAACAATTTGTTCTAAAGGAGATTCAGAAAAGCACAAAGATTCGTGATAAGAATGCCCTTGCTACAATCATGGGCAATATCAAATCAGAATCTGGTTTTCGCCCTAATGTATGTGAAGGTGGCGCCATTGTACCTTACCAACAATGCCGTAGAGGTGGATATGGATTAATTCAGTGGACCACTACCAAGAGATATAATGGACTTGGTAAGTTCTGCAGAAAGTATAACTGTGACCCATCTTCTCTTGAAGGTCAGGTTCGTTATATGATTAATGAAACACAATTCCAAAAAGTCTTACCAGAATTTGAAAATCCAGGATTCTCAATCCCTCAATATATGGTTCCATCTTATTATTGGTTAGGTTGGGGCATCAAAGGACGTAGGACAAGTTACTCTTATGGTTACGTTAAAAAACTTGTATGGGCATGATTAAAAAAGTCATTAAAGGAATCAAGAAACTCAAGGGCGTTTTTATTCCAAAGAGTGAGTTTATTGAACCTAAAAAAATTAACAAAACAAAAGTTCAATCAGACTATATTGGTGTTCCAGCACCAGTAGTTCTGTCAGATGATTCTTGGTTTGGTGTTGCTACTAAGACTGAAAAGGCAATAGAGTATGTCAAGCAAAAGAATGAGGAACTCTATCAAAAACTTGCTGAAGAACCCCAATCCAAAGAGGTTGACAACATACACCAAATGATGTATGATAGAGTGACCCAATACTGGGGTACTTGGAAAGAAGAACTTTCTGATAGTCCTGGAGATTGGCAATCTGGAACTGGATACAATCAGTTCAGAGATTGACAGAGGTGGGTTTCCCCTCTATAATAAGGAAACCGCAAGACTCAATAGCTCAGCTGGATAGAGCAACTGCCTTCTAAGCAGTCGGTCGTAGGTTCGAATCCTACTTGAGTCGTTGAATACTTATTGTATTCAAGTTGCCAAATTAGCTCAGTTGGATAGAGCAGTGCTTTTGTAAAGCAAAGGTCGTCAGTTCAAGTCTGTCATTTGGCTCCAGGGGAATTAGCTCAGTTGGTAGAGCACCTGCTTTGCAAGCAGGCTGTCAGGAGTTCGAGTCTCCTATTCTCCATGGGGTTAGTACACCTCCACCCACCAGTACTAACCCCTCCTGCGGAATTAGTTCAGTGGTAGAACGTCAGCCTTCCAAGCTGAATGTCAGGGGTTCGAATCCCCTATTCCGCTTGAGACTTAAATAGTCTCACATACACAATGGCGTGTAGCTCAATGGCAGAGCAGGGAGCTGTTAACTCTCTGGTTGCAAGTTCGAGTCTTGCCACGCCAGCCTTGCCCAAATAGCTCAGCGGTAGAGCACCTCCTTTACACGGAGATTGTCGGGGGTTCGATCCCCTCTTTGGGCATTCCTATAAGGAGGACCATGTTCCAATGCTTAAAGTCAGATGTAAATCCTGTAATAGGGAGATTGTTAGTTCTACTAAGACACAATGCTGTGGTTGTCCAAACATGCTAACAGTAAAAGAGGACAACATTACAGCAGTTGACTTAACCAAGGTGGTTATGTTAAACTCAAACAAGGAAACCAAACAA